ATCTACTCTGATCCAGAGCCTATTCCAACTAATGCAGAAGCTGGTTGGGACTACTATCTACGAACTTGGAGACCAGGTGCTCCACATGAAATTACCTGGCATCCTAACTGGTCTATAGCTGCTGAAACAGTAGGTATTTCTGTGTGAGAACCAAAGATGGCAATAGATAAACAGCAAGTAAAGGAGTTACTAGGGAATGGACTTCCTGTTTCGGTTGTCGCTAGTGCTGTCGGTTGCACTGACTCCTATATTACTCAGTTGTTGGCAGATGAAGAGTTTTCAGCGGAAGTTGCTAGGCTTAGAGTAGTAGCACTACAGGCTAATAATCAGAGAGATGGAAGTATTAATGGAATAGAGGATACCCTGATTAGTAAACTGAAAGAGGGAGTAGAGAGTGGATTCTTCTACAAACCAAGAGATCTACTACACGCCTTTGCAGTTGTCAATGGTGCTAAACGCCGCGGCACGGTTAATGCGGACAGTGCGACGCTGCAAAACACTACCGTTATCAACCTCACAATACCAGCTGCTGTTGCTAGACGTTTTACAATTGATAGTAGAGGAGAAGTCCTCCAAGTTGATGAACAGACCTTAGTTACTATGCCTACAGGTCAGCTTCTTTCTTCAGTAGGAAGTAGAACAGGAAGAGAGGAGAAGTATAGAGAGATTAAGAATCGGTTAATGCATGATGTGAGAGATAGAGGAGATGAGAATGTCTCTTAAGGAAATGAAAGAGAAGGAGATTGAGAAGGCGCGCGATCTCCTTTCTACCCTTTCTACACTCCTACCTAAGAAGAAATAATGCCACGTAATACTACTCTTGGTGTAGAGGGTGGATACAGTGGACGAGATGATCGCTACTGGGACGATAAACTTGGTATTAATGACTCTCTACACAAGCAGATAATTGACGAAGATGCAGAGGCTGCTAAGAATGCCGCGTCCTTACATAGTCTAAGCTTTGATGCAGGAGAAGTAAGAGCTCTTGCAAAACAAGATCTTAACTTTCTTGCAGGATTAGCTATACCTACAGTCTTTGAGCATGAATTTCCTCCTATTCACTTAGCTATATGGGACTTCCTACTACAAAATGTCGCTAAGATACATACTAGTCCTAAGCTTGCTGTTGGTATTCCTAGAGGTCATGGCAAGACTACTCAAATTAAGCTATTCATCCTTTACTGCATTCTCTATACTCGTGTGCGCTTTATTCTGGTTACTTGTTCTACTGAACCACATGCAATGAATGTATTGGCAGATGTGGAAGATATGCTTAATGAGCCTAACATTATTGCTACTTATGGTGATTGGAAGTTGGGTCTGGAGACTAATACTAAGGGAATTAAGAAGTTTGGATTTCTCGGACGGAACATCATTCTGGCAGCAATTGGAGCGGAGGGATCACTACGAGGACTTAACTTAAAGAATGAACGTCCGGATATTATGATCTTTGATGATATTCAAACTAAGGAGTGCTCAGAGAGCTTTACTATGTCCGGCGCGCTTGAAAGGTGGATGATAGGAACCGCCATGAAAGCTCGCTCTCCAAGAGGCTGTCTCTATGTATTTCTCGGTAATATGTATCCTGGACCTAATAGTATTCTACGGAAGCTACGGGATAATCCTACTTGGATTAAGTTTGTATCCGGCGCAATCTTGGCAGATGGAAGTGCTATATGGCCTGCTCTTAGGTCTATTGACTCTCTTATTGATGAATTTGACAATGATATTAGTATGGGTCATCCGGAGATTTTTCTATCTGAGGTAATGAATGATGTTGAGGTGGGGATTAACACCTCTACTGATCTAGCTCAGATTAAAGTATGGCCTTGGAAAGCTCATGAATTACCTCAAGGGAAGTTCATTATAGTAGATCCTTCTTCTAATAAGAAAGGTGGAGATAATGTAGCTATTGGGCTGTTTGAAGTTTATGATGCTACTCCTGCACTTAAGCAGGTAAGTGAGGAGAGGTTAAGTCCAGGGAATACTATTAGGCGCGCGCTCCTGTTAGCTCTGGAAAATAAAGTTAGGTTAATAGCAGTTGAAAGCACTGCATTTCAGTATACTCTACTCTATTGGTTTGAACAGATTTCACAGCAGCTAGGAATAGATGGAATTAATTTTGTTCCTATCTATACTGGCTCCTACAGTAAGAACAGTAGAATAGCTGATATGCTTAAGAAGCTAACTCAGGGAGAGCTAGTTCTACATGATGATGTTAGAAACAGAGTAGTTCATCAAATTGTTAACTGGAATCCTATGAAGAGAGATAATGTAGATGATATTCTAGATCTCCTAAGCTACAGCGATAGAGTAATGGAACTCTATGGTATGGAGATGATGACAGATATAGAGGCATTTGTAATTGAGAGTCATATCGGAGATACTGACGTTGATGCTCCGAATTACGCCTTTTAAGGAAGCAGAATGCCACCTCCAACGCAGTTAGTTATTAAAGAAGATAGCGATCAAGAGAGAGCAGTAGTTCACTATGCTTCTCGTGCTCAAGAGATGCTGCTTAATCAGTTCAGTATGAGGGAAGTCTTAGCTGAAGCTGATAGACTTTATATGAGAGAGAAGAACTGGACACAAGAGGAATGGAATGCGCGGCTAGCTAATAAGTATGGAGATGCACATAAGTTCCGGGATGTAACTGTTCCTATTGTTATGCCGCAAGTGAAGAGTGCTCTAGGGTATATGACTAATGTCTTTCTAACTGGCTACCCAATTTTCGGAGTTACTGCAAGTCCGCAGTATGAAGATGCAGCCATGCAGCTTGAGTCTATTATAGCAGAGAATCAAGAGACTGCTATGTGGGCGCGCGAGCTAATGATGTTCTTCTCTGACGGCCTTAAATACAATATTCATGCAGTGGAATGTGAGTGGGAATCTAGAGCAGTTTATAATATCACTAGTGATATCTCTCAACCAAGTGGCGCGAAGCCTAATAAAGTCACTTGGAAGGGTAATGTAATCAAAAGAATGGACTTATATAACACCTTCTGGGATCCTAGAATAGCTCCAGCAGATATGTGTAGGAAAGGAGAATTTGCAGGCTATAATGATGTATGCACACGAGTCCAATTAATGGACATGATAGAGTCACTTAAGGCCAGCGCGGCCATATCACAATCTACTATTGATCGTTGTATTACTAGCTCTCCAGCAGCTGGTGTTACTAGTGCTGGTATTGGACCTTACTCTTACTATGTTCCTCTAATTAATCCTTATCCAGCAATGCTACAGAACCGCTCTCGTGCATTCGACTGGATGAGTTGGGCTATGAATGTTCCATTTATGCAAGGCGGAGAAACAAATTACGCTAATGCCTACATAATTACTAAACTCTATGCTAGGATAATTCCCTACACTATGGGCTTTAATGTTCCAGAGCCTATGGTGCCTCAGGTGTGGAAGTTTATTGTAGTTAATGGAAAGGTAGTTCTCTATGCTGAGAGACAGAGTAATGCTCACAATATGCTCCCTATCTTCTTCGGTCAGCCGTTGGAAGATGGGCTTAACTACCAAACTAAAAGCTTTGCATACGATGTGGAGGATATGCAGCAAGTTGCTTCTGCCCTCTGGAACGGCTTCATTGCTAGTAAGCGAAGGCTCGTTACCGATAGAGTCATATATGATCCACTGCGGATCAGGAAAGACGACATTAATAGTTCAAATCCATCTGCTAAAATTCCTGTCAGACCAGGAGCTTACGGAAAGCCAGTTGGAGAGAGTGTCTACCAATTCCCTTATCACGACGAGAATGCTTCATCGTTTATTCAAGCAGCGGATCTTATTACGAAGTATGCTAACCTCATAAATGGACAGAACCCTGCACAACAGGGACAGTTTGTGAAAGGGAATAAGACTAAGCATGAGTATGAAGATGTAATGGGTCACGGCAATGTAATGAATCAAATGATGGCTATTATGACAGAGAATCAGGTATTCACGCCGCTGAAGCAGTGTATTAAGCTTAATATTCTACAGTTTATGGATGACTCTACTGTCTATAATAAGAACCAGCAGCAAGATGTAGAAGTTAAGATGGATGTTATTAGGCAAGCTGCTATTAACTTCAAAGTAAGTGATGGTATTATTCCAGCAGATAAGTTGATGAGTGAGGATGAATTTGCTAATGCACTGCAAGCGATAGCCAGTAGTCCACAGATAGGTCAAGGCTATAATATAGCTCCTATGTTCTCTTACATTATGAAGACTAGAGGTGCAGATCTCACTCCATTTGAGAAACCACAAGCTCAGGTGCAATATGAGCAACAAATGCAAGCTTGGCAACAGGCAGCAGCTCTCGCAGCACAGAAAGGAACTGCATTTAATACTCCTATGCCACAGCCGCCTCAAGTTCCACCTAATCAAACTTCTGGAACTACTCCAGGACCCGGAAATGCTACTAACGGAACTACAGCGCCAGGAAGCAGAACTATCGCTCCAGGCCCTAATACAGGCGCTACAAACAGCAATGCACTCATGTCAACGCCTCCAGCAGGAACTGGAGATTAGCTATGAAGAAGTATTATGTTTACGTTATGGCTAATTGCAGCAACACATTGGATGTTACTGCATGGAGTAGAGAATCAAAGTTATTGGGTTAACATGGAACAAGTTACTACTTTGCGGCGACCTAATCCTAGAGATTTAGAAAAAGGTTTTGTCAAAGGAGTGCAATGTATAGTTACTATGAATGATGGAAAGTTTGTATCAGTTACTGAGACTTGTGAGGTAGTCTATCAACTTATTGCAACTGGAAAGTGACTGATGAGCACTACAGAAACTAATAGCTTTACTTCTTACTCTTTCAGTAAAGAAGAGTATCCTCTAGCAGTTACTTTCTCTGAGCTTCAGCTACAGCATATTCAAACCCAGCTAGCTCTCTACGCGGAACAGAAGATAAGCATTAGTGCAGAGACCTATGTTAGTCCAGAGATGTTTGTTAGGAATCATGAGTATCATAGAGGTCTATGTGATGGAATGAGGTTTCTAATAGAACTACATACTGCGTATAGAGATAGTAGGACTGAGGAAGAGCAGAAAGTAGCTGCTAGTCAAGAAGAAGATTGGATGTCAAAAGTTCAGAACAGAATGAGGGATGAAGATGGGACTCCTTGATATCATTAATGGCTTTCGTGGCGGCGCATCTGTTAATCCAGCAACAGCGCCAGTAGCAGCTGATAGTGGGGCCGCGCTCACTAATACTACTGTTCCATCAAGCTCAACTAAGGGGAGTGATGGAAGTGTCCTTGCAATGCCGTCTACACAAGATAATAAGGGAGCCGCGGACCCACTAGATGGCTATAAAGATCTATGGCTTCCTAATACTACTAAAGATGCAGCTGGAAACAATGTTCCTGTAAATACTACTAAGCCTACTATGACACCTATTATGAACATTGATTCTGCTAAGATATTAGAGTCCGCGCGCCAACTGGACTTTACTAAAGGTATGAACCCTGAGCTTCTCTCCAAAGCTGGAAAAGGAGATGTAGAAGCTCTAGCTACTATCATTAACACTGCTACTCAGAATGCTTATGCACAAGGAGCTATGGCAACTGCTGGTATTGTGCAGTCTGCTATGACATTGCAGGAGCAGAATTTCAACAGCAAAGTAATGCCAGATATTCTCCGGCGTCACGCTATTAGCACTACTGTTGGAGAAAGCTCTCTTGCTTCTAATCCAGCAGCTGCGCCACTACTTTCAACTATAGAGCAACAATTAACGACTAAGTATCCTACTGCTAGTCCTGCTGAGATTAAGAAACATGCAGAGACTTATCTCTCGGGACTAGCAGTAGAGATTGTTAGAGGAAATGGCGGCACAGTTGTGGGAAAAGAAGCTACTGATACTTTCAATCCTATGAGTAGAGGTGCAGAACAGGATTGGGAGCAATACTTTGGCGTGTCTACAACAACTCAAGCCGCATGAAGGAGTAGAGTAAATGGCTGGTGTAAATCAGGTTGTTCGTGGTCCTGGTGGATTGGAAAGAGGACTACATCCTGGCGACAGTGTTCTTCTTTCTAAGAGTATTACTACTATCTCTACAGTAGGTGCTGGAGTTTGGACAGCAGCCGCTATGTGCTCAGGTTATATTCGTAGAACTGGTCCAACAGCAGGATATACTGACACTACAGATACTGCAAATAATGTTATTAATCAGCTGAAAGGTAATTCTGTTGCTCCTGCTACTATGGTCGGTCTCTCACTAGAGTTCACTGTTGCAAATACAGTAGCCTTTCTTAATACTGTTGCTGCTGGTAGAGGAGTTGTTCTAGGAAGTTTGGGAGGTGTGCTTAATATTCCTGTTTCTGGCTCTAAAGACTTTCTTCTTACTATTCAGAATGACAGTCCAGAAGTAACAGTTCAAGGTGTTGCAACTGGTAATACTGTGTTTACTTTCTCACAGCCTCCAGGACAGTCTGCATTTCCTATGGGTCCTGCTCCGGGAGCTCTTAATATTACTCCTGGTATGATTATTAGTCTTGGTAGTGGAACTGGCGGTCCTGCTGCTGGCTCTACAGTTAC